GATAATTTAAAAGGTAGCACCACAGGTGGCAGTATAAATGTCTTGGGTGAAGGTACATCTGCGACTACTAATTTACAACAGGGTTTGGCTAAATCTTGGATAAACTTTAATGGAGAAAGCACTATTGCTGTCAGAGATAGTTTCAACAACAGTAGCATAGGTGACAATGGAACAGGTAATTATACAGTTACAAGAACAAGTGTTATGAGCAACACTGATTATACGCATGGTGGAATGGCAGGTGCGTCAACAAATAATTTAATAAATATAAGTCAACCTAGTAACAGTAGCACACCAACAACCACAGCTAGTTTGTACTCAACTCTACACGCAAATACATCTCACTCTGATGGTCATTTCGTTGGAGTGCAAATATTTGGAGATTTAGCATAATGGCAAGTGAAATTAAAGTAGATACAATCGTCAATGCAGGGGGAGATAATGACACTGGTATTGACCTAGCGACTAATGACAATATTAAGTTTGATATAGCAGGTAGCCAGAAAGCTATGATTGATAGCAGTGGAAATCTCTTGGTTGCAAAGACGAGTTCTAGTGGAAGTAACGCAGGTGCTGAACTAAGGGCAAATGGTAGAATTTTTGGTACATCTGATGGTGCTGAACCTTTATTCTTAAATCGACTAACAGATAATGGCACTATAGCTACTTTTCGCATAGATGGCTCAGAAAAAGGAACTATTCACAATTTGCAAAGTGGTTCAGATGAATTTACTTTAAAAAGCACTAGTGGTTTAACACTTGAATCAAATGCAAGTAGTACTCAAAGGAGACTTTTTTTTAGTAGCACTTCCTTTAAACCTTATAATGCTGATGATAATACTCTTGATTTAGGTCTTGCTGTAGGACGATGGAATGACGCTTTTATTACCAACGGAGTTACCACAGGGTCAGACCAAAATGAGAAACAAGATATAGCAGATTTAACAGCTAAAGAACTGAATGTCGCTAACAAGCTATCTGCATTATTTAAAACATATAGATGGAAAGACGCAGTTGTAAAAAAAGGTGACAAGGCTAGAACACACTCAGGTATCGTAGCACAAGATATACAATCAGCATTTAGTGCAGAAGGATTAGATGCGTCTGACTATGGAATGTTTATGTCGGATACATGGACAAACGATGATGGCAAAGAGCAGACAAGACTAGGTGTGCGATATCCAGAGTTATTTTCTTTTATCTTCTCATCTATAGAAGCACGATTGACAGCATTGGAGTCTAAGTAATGGCATCAACACTTAAAATAAATACATTAACAGGT